ACAAACGTATACGGGTTTGGCAACCGTTGACCGTCACCGTTCTCAGGGTTACGGCATCCCAGGCTTCAAGAAGTTTCTGAAGCGTGGATGTCTTATACCGGCCACCCCGTGGCAGTCGTTCCAAGTTACCGGTTACCAAAACGGTACAGGACAAAACTGCTACAATCTTGGCTATGGATACCGAGCTGAAGGAGGCGCCGGATGGTGCCCTCTAACAACTTGGATTTTGACCGAGGACGATATGGTTGGCTTTGCTGCCAACGCAAATGTGTCCGAGGCTGTCCAGGCCGCGATCGCTCAATTATGGAGCACAGGGTGGGACGCACTTACGTTCATTGCCGAGTTCCGACAGGCCCTTGCGATGCTTACAACAGCATTGCCTCGGGTCCTAGAAGCTTGGTACAAAACGCAAGAAGCGAAGAAGCGATTAGGCTTCAACGCTAAAGACTCCGCTGGTTGGTGGTTGGAAGTGCAATATGGATGGCGTCCTTTAATCAAGGATCTTGAAGCCATCATAAAGCTTTTGACCAATAACCAGAAAGAAGTCTCGCGTCAAACAAGGAAGACTCAGCGTCAGCCGAGTCCGTCTGGAGTGGGTACGACCGAGGTAGAATATACCTGGGAAGACAATCCACTGACTGCGTACGCGGGTGCACTGCAGACGACCGTTGATACGGCCACCGTCTCAGTGCGTGGTTTTGTGGCAGCTGATTTCGCCGCTCAGGCGGTAACGCTGTCACTGGCCAGGACGGGTTGGGAGTTAATCCCTTACTCGTTCATCGTCGATGCCTTTCTTGGCATTTCGCAGGCCATATGTGCGGGCGAGGTTCTCATGCGGGCGAAGACTTTGGTGTCCTCAGCGGGCATTATGGTAGTCGCTCAAAGAGAGATGTCGTTAGTGTGTACTACGCCGAAGGCCTCCGGGTATTCGGCGTCGTTTGCGCAGATGGGTAATTCCACTGCCGTTTACACTCAACGCATGCCTCAATCGTATGTCAACGGGCTGGAGTGGAAATCAGGTTTGGATATCGATGGATTTCGAAACCTCCTGATGCTTATACTCCAGCGTTTCCGCCGTCCTCGGTTATCCTGAGGAGGCTTCTTAAGTGTCCGCACGAGTGAAATCGCTACGGCAATGGCACTTAACTCAATCGGGCATCCTGCCCGTTATCGGAGATCCTTATGGCTGCTTTTGCAACCACCATCCAGCGTCAGTCGTCCGCCGGCCTGGCGACGACTTACCTGCTTCCGAATCACACGGCATTGAAGCCGGAATTGCTGATCCAGAAGAGGACACTGGCCGTAGGCAAGCGCACCGTGGCTGAAGATCAGCTGCGGGTCGTCAAGGCTACGGAGGACGTCGACGGGGTTACCCTCGTCGACAAGATCGACATCGGTGTCACGATCCGCCGCCCCATCGCTGGGGATTCGACGGATGTGGATACGGCCGTAGCTTACTTCCGGGACTTCGTTGCCTCGGATGAGTTCACGGCACGTATCGTCGCCAAGCAGCTCGACATCCAGGAATGATTCCTGTGTCGAAGGCCCTAGTTTGTTGGGCCATGGCATTGTGCCGCTGCATACGCAACTTCTTTCGGGGTAACAACCCCGGCTGAGTGTGCTTGGGAAAGCACTGTTGCGTAGACGAATCCGAGCTGAGAGGACTCACAGATGAGCTTTACAGCCATTGACGCCTATGAAATTGCAAGGCGTTATGTCGTCGATCTAGACCCCGCCATCCTAGGCGGGGCCCAAAACGTGAGTCGGATCCTTGGTTGGATCCGCTCGCGCTCCGTTGGCCACTTGGCCGACATCCAAAGCTCACTCGTGGAAGTTCCAACATCCCACGAGTCAACACGTGCAACGATGCAGATCTCTGCGTTCTTCAAGAAGAACGAAGACCTCTCCGATGTTACTCGCTGCCTACACAACGCCGTCAGCTCCTTCCATAAGAGCGAAACGGTGTGCAAGGTGGCGAATCGGAGGCTAGACTGGTACTACGGCAAGCGCGATCGACTCGATCCCGATCTTGCCTCCCATCTAGCTAGAATGGAACGCGAAATTGCGTTTCTGCTCGGGGACACCAAGGAGTTTCTCGACTCCGTCCCGCACGTCGTTAGAGCAACCTCTGGTGCAACCAGCACTGCGAGCCGACGTAACTCTCTCCCCTACATGAAAGTGAGGACTGAGGGTTTGTCGTGCACGCAGGGGGCCCTTCCGTGGGCAGCCTCGTTGTCGCGCTTTTATGGCTACGACGATGTTTCTCCGGTATTAACCTCCTGCAATCGCATTGAGTTTGTTACCAAGAACTACAAGACCCATAGGACCATCGCATGTGAGCCTGAAGGCAACCTGCCTTTTCAGCTGTGCTTTGACCACTATGTAAAAGGTCGCCTCCTTAAGTGGGGGGTAGACCTAAGGTCTCAAGTTCGAAACCAGGACCTAGCACTTCAAGGTAGTTTGGATGGCAGTTTAGCCACCGTAGACCTGAAGAGTGCGTCGGACCGCCTGCCGTACAACACTGTGGCCTGGATGTTACCAGTGCCGTGGTTTCGGTTGGTGGATAGTCTCCGCTCCCCAGAAGGGGAGTTTACGGACCGGACAAGTCAGGAAGACATGTCATTCACGGTCCGTTACGCAAAGTTCTCCTCCATGGGGAACGGCGCGACTTTTGTATTGGAGACTCTGGTTTTCGCCGCAGCTTGTAGAGCTGTTGGAAGTAAG